GTTTCCCAGTCACGATCGAGCGGCTACTGTGGGGTCTTGCTGTGCCAACTGGTCGAGTGTGTGGGCTTGCTCTGCCGCCTTCATTATGGGGTCAAAGCTATCTCCGTAAATGGATTTAAGTCTATTGAGTAAAAATGCCTTGTTTTTGCCTAATGCTCCCTTGGGACGTGCCATATCGTTTGATCCTCTATATTATTTATTCCTACACCATTGATTAGATTGATCATTTTTTAACCAGATTGATCATTATTTAACCAATTATACCCTATTTAGCCCTTTTATATGAGTAAAAGTGAGTTTAATGCTTATCCTTATAAGAATTCGATATAAAAAACGATGTATTCATTATTGACACTTGTTAACATATAGATAAAATAGATACCACACACACAGAGAGGTAATACCATGCGAGAAGATACTGTCAGCCAACTAGAAGATGAAATCATTTGTGACGCACTTGAAGATTTTATACTTGCTATGCGAGAAGATGTTAATGCAAGCAATGATGAGATTCGCAAAAGCGTTTTAAAAGAACTGGACTATAAGCTAAGTCTATCTATTTAAATAACTGAGGTAATACAACAATGATTGATTTGAACTGGATACAAAAAACACTTGGCAAACACAAAATGTCATTTGTTGAGGATATAACCAACAATGGTGGAGTGCTAGACATAATGCTGATTGAAGGTTACAGGGTAGCCAATTATGATGAAACTTTGATAGTCATTGATTACTCTGATGGCTCAATGAATAAGACAGCAATTAAAGAAGAATTGAACTGGAGGTTTAGCCAGATTGAATTACACCCCGAATTGGGCGGTGGGAAAGTATTCCTGTAACTTACCTGATGAGACTATAGGGGTATAGTCGAAACGCCTTCGGGCGTAGTAAGACCCATTAAAACAACTAGGAGTAACACAAGATGACAGACTTCACCGCAAAAAAGGAGGCGCTCTACATTTATAACAACTCTTATACCTATAGAGATGCCTATAGGATGTTTACCGCCAATGACAAAGCAGACTTTAGCAAAGCATTTATGCAAGAAGTTAAAAACGAAGTGTCGCGACTATGTGAACTTCACGGTTATTTTAATAAGTTTTTAAACTTACCTGATGATTCTACTGGGGAGTAGATGAAACGCCTTTAGGGGCGTAGTAAGACCCAATAACATAACTGAGGTAATACAACATGACTATAGAAATACACGGATTAGAGAGTTTCTCGTTTTGTGAGACTAAAGGCTTGGCTAAATGCTTTAATGCTTTAGCACTGACTGACTTGCCTTATATCCCAGACGTAATGGATGGCGGTATTGGTTTCAATGCTAACAGCGGTTATGTATACATAGCACTGGAAGACGGCATTACTATTTGCAGTATGCTAGGGCGTGATGTCGAATATCTAGTTACAGATTACGACGACGGTGAGGAGTTCTTTTTTGATACATACAAAGAAGCAGAATTAAAACTTAATGAGGTGACAGCATGAAAATTGATACATTAGAAAAACTAGAGATATTAATGTTTGGCCTCAATGCAGGTCGCGGCTTAGAAGTGCAAATAGAGGCAGGTTCGGACGGCTCTTTATTTTTGGGAAACTTTGAAGGTTTAGGGTTTCGCATTGATACTGGAGGCGATATAAGCGAGTGGATAAACACGGATCAAGAGCGCGACCTATGGATTCTTGAAGGTTGCCTGTCTAGCTCTACAAAAGACGCTAAAGACTGGTTTAAACATATAAAAAATAATGAGGTGACAGCATGAAACTTTTAAACGCCTTCATCAAATCTAACCTTTCACTGTATCTGGTCGCCTTATGGGTGACTGGATCGGTGATCTACATTCTATCAACTAACCTTTAAGGGGTGACACAATGAGAATTACAAACGACAGGCTCGCAGTGCAAAACAGGGCTAACAGGTATCTAATCGACAAGATGATACAGCGCCAAAAGAAGGAGCGGCATGATATGGATATGTTCATGTCGTTTATAACTGGGTTAGCCGTTGCCATGATTGTTGGCTTTGGTTATGAGATGTACATCATAGGAGGGCTGTAAAATGAAAACTATGCATACCCCAAATAAAGAAGCGATTAAAACAGCATTTGATTTACTGGAAGCAATGAGCCTTGATACTTTTCCTTATGATCCATTGTTAGTTAAAGAAATAAAAGCATTGGCAAAGGGTAAAGCATATCCAATCAAGCTAGACGTTTCTCACAATTTAAAACGCTAAATGGAGGTTGTAATGAAAATTAACACCAAAGAAAAACTACAAATATTAATGTTTGGATTAAATGCGGGAAACAATCTTAATATGTACTGGCATTCAAGGGTCAATAAACAAATTATATTTTCAGACGAAAATGACGAGGTTCAATTCTATCTTGAGCATGATGGCTCTATACAATGCTATTCAGATTCCGATGATGAAGATTACTATGAGAATTACTATAAAATATTAGGTTGTATGCAACATTCAACATCTGAAGCAAACCAACTATTTCCAAAGATCAAATAATAACCCTGCCAAGCCTCCATCGGGGGCTTTTTATTTCCCCTGGTATTTGTTCCGTAGGTAGTTCAGCGACACTGGCAACTCGTCGCAACCACCATTAGCAACCTCGTTCAGCATCCATATACCACGCCATGACGAGTTAGTTTGTGGGGTAAGGTAATCCTCATCATGTTGGTAAAAGATTCCTGAGAACAATCCTAAAATGTTTGTACCGTCTGCTCTCCTGCCATAGGCAATGTCTCTATCCTGTACATGACCCATAATACAGGACATCATCTTTTTACTGAGCATATTCCTAGCACTGGATACAGGACGACCCATTATCCCAGATGTAAAGTAATGAGCGTATGCGATTTGATCTATAATCACCACGTCAAGGAAGTCATAAACCTCAAAACCCATCTCCTCCAACTGTAAATCCTTGTACCCTATCAGACCATCTAGTTTAGGATCACTTTCAATGGCGCGTTCAATACGGTTTTCGTGGTTGCCTAACGTGTAGACCATGCGAGGCCGCCACTGTTTATGCTTGTTTACCTTTAACCGTTGTTGCTCATCTCGTATAGGCTGTAAGAATACTTCCATTGCGTGTATCCCTGCCTCGATATCATCCTTGTATCTACGGCCTTCAAACGACTTCTTCCCAACATCCCATGATGATAGGCTAGGCATGTCAAAATGATCGCCAATATGCACGATAACATCTGGCTTTTTCTCTGCCGCATACAATCCTGCCCATCTCAGGTGGTCAGTAGGTGAATTAGGTTTGACTTGGGTATCTGGAATGACTAAATGCTTCATAGAACCTCACAAAAAAACGCCCCGAAGAGCGTTATGAATTTGTTAAATCGTCTTTTGCAATGGCAAGCAAGCCGCACACTACAAGGACTATGTAGTAAGTAATCATTCCAACCTCATTATGTCTGTGAAGCGCGATTATACTTACCTCCCATCCTTTTAGGTAATGACTTTTCTAAATAAGCGGCATACCAAAAGGTTATATTTTCGTTTCTTTATCTATCAAGAAATCAATGTAGTGTTTAGCCTTTCGGAGATCATCTATTCCCCCCTTAGACTGCCACCTTGAAACGTATTTAACCACATTTCCCTCGCAATATCCAAGTTGGTTGCCCAAGATGTAATCAATGGGCTGTATCTCAAGGTCTTTGTAGTGGGTTCCGCCTATCTGGATATCCTTACTCAAAATGCTTCTCCTCTTGTTGTTTAGGGGTTTAGCCCTTCGCCATTTGTTTTGTGCCATTGGCAGTGGTGCGCCTGACACATCCATTCTACATTAAGAGGCTTTAAATAATCATTGTGATGAGCAACAATATTTTCGTTGGTGTTGCAAACAATGCAATTCTCTTTGTGCAACTTTTTAGCCCTTATCGCGTTGTTTACAATAGCGTGAGCCTTATATTTATTCGGGAATTTTAACCGATATTCTTTTACATAATCAGAAGATTGTCTGTTTCCCCGATCTCTGTCGTATTTCCGATAATACTCAACCTTTAACAATCTATTTTCCCTAGTATCTTTTTTATCGCATTCCTTGCATTTGTTTATATGGCCATCAGCCATTTGCTTGTGCTTGTAAAAAGCGGAAAGGGGCTTAGTCTCTCCGCACTTAAAACAACTTTTAGATAAATTCATATCCCCACCCTATGCGTAAAATCTTAGTATACGCATTAACTAGAATGGGGTCAACTAAAAGGGATATCTTCAGAGGGTAACTCAGTTACTTTTGGAGTTTCAGCCGTTGCTTGAGTGGCCTCTCCCTTTCCTACATAACCAAGTTTTGAATCAAGTATAGAAATACTATGTATCGGGCCGCTAGATCCTTCAAACGTCTTAATCTGACATCCTGAGCCGCTTACTTCAACTACTGACCCTTCCACTAGAGCAGACGCATAGAAATCAGCTTGCGCTCCCTCTTTAGCAAAGATAACAGCCTCATAATTGGTGTATTCTTGCTCTTTAGTCTCTCGATTATAGAATTTTACACCTAACCTTACTCCAAACCCTAAACTTTCTCCTGCTTGAAATTTGTTAGCGGCTTTATTTAATTTGCCAGTTACAGTTACACTCATTTTAAATTCTCCGTTTCATTTACAATAATATCAACAGCTTTTTGTACTTCAGCCGCCAACTTCTCAATGTACTCATCATCACGTTCCACTCTTACGATAAGGTGGGGTAGTTCTTCAGAGTACGCCATTAAATCCCACCAACTACGCCCAGTAATCATCATACATCCCATGATTTGTTGTTTGTATTTGTTGATAAAGGATTTATTGTTACGATGATAGCCTATCAGGTTGGAATCAGTAGGGCATTTCACCTCCAATCCCCCCTCATTTCCTACAAAACCATCTGGACTGCAACCAAACTCTTCTGAATCGTCCAATATAAAGCCATATTCTGTGACTTTTTGCTCAGTTACAAACTCATACATCTCTCTAGCTTCAGGCTCTAAAAAATTACCCCTTTGCATATGCTCATTCACGTAGATAGGGACACGAACACCCTTTAATCTTTCTTCTATGAGGTCATTTATGTAGCCATCAGCCTGAGAACTAGCCTTCCCTGCGGAGGTAATCAGTTTATTGAACATGGAAGCAGAGGGTCTACCCAATCTTGAGGCAAACCACTCGTCACTTCCTTGTTCATGGTCTAGGATAATCACTTCTTAGCCTTAGCATTCAGTGCCGCAACAGCTTTAGAGTAGTGTACAGCTAACATCTCATCCACTGAGGTTGCTTTGAAGTGCTTTAGAAAGACTTTAACATCTACTCCATGTTCTTCGATTAGCCCTTTTAACTCTTTATCCGATCGTGACTGGGAAAC